CCAATCGCTGCCGTGATTCGGGAGCGCGCATACGCCCGTTGGCGTGAGGCGGTCGCTCCGCACGGCGCGATGCTGCTCGCGATCATCGTCGACGATATGGCGCTGACGACAGCCGCGCGGGACTGGCGGCTTTCCAACCGACGGGCCCGATCGCTGCTGGTATCGGCGCTAGACAGCTGGAAGCGCTGCTAGCCAGTTATCCCGCATAACGACCGCGATCATATGCGCCCTGTTACGAGTCCGGGTCTTCAGACGTACGTTTTCGATGTGGCGCTCAACGGTACACGGCGCGATGCTAAGCTCTTGAGCGACCTCTTTGGCCGAGCGCCCTCTAGCGACAAGTCGGAACACTTCTTCTTCGCGAACGGTCAAATGTGGGATTACAGAATATTGCATTTCGTCCCCCCAATTCATCGCCAAGGGCGGCTAGAAAATTAGCAGCCCTCGCCCCCGCGACGCAGCCATTGTGCGCGCGCCTTATTCACAGATCGTCGGCAACTGGCACGAACTAGCAGGATTAAATCCATTCCCGATTCGCGCGTTGTTAAGATGCCACGTTACCAAATATTAATAAATCCGGCACGGACCTAATCTCGTGTGTTAAATGTACAATGGCGATTTGGCTGACCCAATCTGAACGTCGCTAGGCGTATCCATATGGGACCAGAAGGCTTCCCTATCTGATAGAGGGCGTGGCCGGATTTTGGGGGTGACCTTTGGGGAACTTCCCACAAGGTCACCTCCCCAAACGGTCACGTAACTCGCAAATCGACCCCGCCACAGCTGTATCCGCTGGACGCCGCCCGCCCCCCTTTGTGCGTGCGTCCTACGTGAAGGGAGATCTGATATGCGTCATGATGTTCCCCGATCCGGCCCAGTGGCCGCCCAGTCGAACTCGAACCTGGCCGATCAGCTCGAACGCATCACACCGCGGTTCGATGAGCTGACCCAACGAGTGCGGCTGGGCGTTGTATCTTCGGACGATTACAACGTCCTCGAGGAACAGGCGCAGGGCATCGCCCGCGACCTGCTCGCCGCCTTCCGGGGCAGCGTCACCCGCGCTGCCCGGCCCCCCCTCTATGTCAGTGCCGATGGCACGAAGGCCGGTTGGTGATGGCAATCCCTCGCGAAGCGATTCAACGCGCGGTCGACGCCGGTCATCCGGATCATGCCCTGGTCGGCGTCCCGGTGAGCCTATTGCGCGAGATTCTCAGCATCCTCCCGGTCGCGACGATCGCCGCGCGCGTCGCGCCACCCGCCAACCAGGGCGCACCAGCATGAGCACCGCCAAGCACCCCGCCGCGGTCGACGTCGCCGGCACCCCGTATCTTCGTGACGCCAAGGGCAGCCTGGTCCCGCTCGCCGCGGTCAAGCCGGTCGACCTGCTCATGGACGAAACGGTGCGTGCCATCCTGACCGATGCGCGCGAACTGTCCGCCCTCATTGCCGCGTTCAAGGCGCGGACGTTCGAGCGCGTCGGCGCGTTCCAAGCGCTGCTCGCGCAGGAGTACGGCACGACCGTCGGCGGGAAGAAGGGCAACATCACGCTGCTCACCTTCGACGGCCGCGAGCGCGCCCAGGTGCAGGTCGCGGACCTGCTTGAGTTCGGCCCCGAGCTGCAGGCCGCGAAGGTGCTGATCGACGAGTGCCTCATGGGCTGGGCAGGCGGCTCGCCGGTCGAGCTGCAGGCGATCGTCAACGGCGTCTTCCAGGTCGACAAGGAAGGCCGGATCAACCGCGCTGAGCTGTTCCGCCTGCTCCGGCTCGACTTCACCGACCCGCGCTGGCTGCGCGCCATGGAGGCGATCAAGGACTCGATCCGCGTCATCGGCTCGCGCACCTACGTCCGCTTCTACGACCGGCCAGCGCACGACGCGCCGTGGCATCCGGTCACCATCGACTTGGCATCCGCGTAACCACCGTGGGGAAGCTCAAGGCCGTCGGCAGCACGCTCACCAGGCTCAAGCCGACGATGGGCTCCCTTGCGCCCGTCGAGCGCAGCGCCGACGCCGACCGCCGCCTCTTCAAGCCCTGGCACAAGTGGTACAAGTCGGCGCGCTGGCGTGCGCTGCGCGTGCTCGTGTTCACCCGCGACCTTTACACCTGCCAATGGCCTGGCTGCGGCTTCACCTCGGCCGACACGTCGCGCCTGGTGGCGGACCATTGCGAACCGCACCGCGGCGACGAGCGCCTCTTTTGGCTGTTCGCCAACCTGCAGACGCTCTGCAAACCGTGCCACGACAGTCGCAAGCAGCGGGCGGAACGCGCAGCGCTCCTAGCCTGATCGCGCGGGGCAGGGGGGTGGGTCGATCCCTAATGGGGCCCGACCCGCTGGACCCCTATGGCTCCCACGCGGAGATTTTTTCCTCCTGGGTGGGGCCGGGTGCGTACTTTGGTGGCGGGGTGCTGGTCGATGGCAGTTCGCAAATCACCTGACGAGTGGGCGCAAATCGAGCGCGAATACTTGTCGAGCGACGACTCGATCCGGGAAATAGCTGACCGTTACGCAATATCCGAAGCGGCTATTCGTAAGCGCGCAAAGGCAAAAGGCTGGGAACGGCCGGTCCGCAAGCGCGAACCGGTGCGCACTTTGCTTCCCGCGCCGCGCGCCGTGCAGGCGGTGCCGGTCGAGCCGTCCGAGCCTATCGATGCCGCCACGATCGCCGAGAACGGCCGCCAGCTGGCCGCCCGCATGCTCGACGAGCTCGACGCGATGACGAGCTACCAGGGCGAACTCGAGGAGGCGATCGAGATCATGACCGCCAACGACGAGGACGAGAACCGGCGCAACGCGATGATGAAGGCGGTGTCGTTGCCGGCGCGATCGCAGATCCTCAAGAACCTCGCCAGCTCGCTCAAGACGATCAACGAGGCGGGCGCGCCGGCCAAGGGCAAGAAGGCGCAGGCGCAGGATCGCGCAACGGCAGTCGGGCGTAAGTTCGGCACGATCGGCGCGCCGACGCGGACGATCAATTGACCGTTCCCACCTGGTCGACGGCGTGCCTCGACTGGAAACGACGGATCCGCGATCGCCGCACCCTCATCCCGTTCACGCCGCTGTTTCCTGCCTCGGCCGAGGCGAAGATGGCGGTCTTCTGCGCGCTCAAGATCGCAGATCTCGGCATCAACCCGGCAACGGGGGAGACGTGGACGATCGGCGAGAGCGCCGACGAATGGCTGCTCGACTTCGCGGCTGCGATCTTCGGCGCGTACAACGCGGAAACCGGCGAGCAGCTGATCCGCGAGGGCCTGCTGCTGGTGTCGAAGAAGAACACCAAATCGACGATCGCGGCCGGGATCATGCTGACCGAGCTGATCTGCGGCTGGCGGCCGTCGGACGAGAACCTGATCCTGGCGCCGACGATCGAGGTGGCGGGGAACAGCTTCAAGCCGGCCTGCGACATGATCCGCGCGGACGAGGAGCTGGATGACCTGCTCCATATCCAGGAGCATGTCCGCCTCATCACCAACCGCGACACCAAGGCGACCCTGAAGGTCGTCGCGGCCGACGCGGCGACGGTGTCGGGCAAGAAGGCCAGCCGCGTGCTCGTCGACGAGCTATGGCTGTTCGGGAAGAAGGCCAACGCGGACTCGATGCTGCGCGAGGCGGCCGGCGGCCAGGTGTCGCGTCCGGAGGGTTATACGCTCTACCTGACGACGCAGTCGGACGAGCCGCCCGCCGGCGTGTTCAAGGAGAAGCTGGCCTATGCCCGCGACGTCCGCGACGGCAAGGTCACCAACAACGAGTTCCTGCCGGTCCTCTACGAATTCCCCGACGAGATGCTCGCCGCGGACGAGCATCTGGATCCGGCCAATTTCTACATCACCAACCCGAACCTCGGCCGGTCGGTCAGCCTGAAATGGCTGGTCGCGCAGTACAGCCAGATCGAGAACGCGGAGGACGGCACCAAGCAGGTTTTCTACGCCAAGCACCTGAACGTCGAGATCGGCGTCGGGCTGCGGCATGATGCCTGGATCGGTGCGTTCTATTGGGCGCAGGCGCAGGCGGACGTCGAATTGTGGGACGGCTCGCTCGAGGGGTTCCTCGAGCTGGTCGAGGTCGCCGTCGCCGGCATCGATGGCGGCGGGCTCGACGATCTGTTCGGCCTGGCGCTGCTCGGCCGGCTGAAGTCGGATCCGCGCATTTGGCTGATGTGGAACCGGGCCTGGGCACACCTCGACGTATTCGATCGCCGCAAGGATATCGTCAGCAAGCTGCACGATTTCATCGCCGAGAAGACGCTGGTCCGTTGTGACGAGCCGACGCAGGACCTGGTCGAGGTCGCGGATCTGCTCGAGCAGGTGAAGGATGCCGGACTGTTCCCGGACGAGGCCGCAATCGGGCTGGATCCGCAAGGCGTTGCCGCCCTGGTCGACGAGCTGTCCGGCCGCGGCTTCACCGCCGAGCAGATGGTCGCAGTGCCGCAGGGGTTTCGCCTCACCGGCGCGATCAAGGGCACCGAGCGCAAGCTGAAGGACGGCACCATGAAGCATGCCGGCCAGCGGATGATGAACTGGTGCGTCGGCAACGCGAAGGTCGAGCCGCGCGGTAGCGCCATCCTGATCACCAAGCAGGTGTCGGGGACGGCGAAGATCGATCCGCTGCTGGCGGGCTTCAATGCCGTGGTGCTGATGACGCGCAATCCGCGGACGAACACCTTCGAATATACGGGGATCTGAGCATGTCGATCAGCGGATATCAGCTGTCGCCACGCGCGGCAGAAGCCGAAGCCCGTCGCAACGGCGCCACGTCGGCCGACCAGACCGCGCCGTCCGTCCAGGCCAGCGCGGACGGCATGAACGACCCCGGCGGGTTTACCTTCCTCAACCTGCTGGGCGGCACGCGCGGCGCGCCGATCGGCGAGCATGCCGCGCTGTCATCGCCCGCGGTGCTGCGCGCGCTCGAGGTGCTGACCGGGCTCTTCGCAATGGCGCCGCTGATCTATTATCGATCGGAAGGGACGGGCAAGGTGCGCGTCGACGACGCACCGCCGGCAATGATGCTCCGGACGCGCACGAACGACGTCCAGAACGCCTTCCTGTTCAAGGAGCTGATGCTCGGCGATCTGATCATGACCGGCAAATTCGCCGGATATGTTCACCGCGACGGCCTCTACCGTGCCAGCAAGCTTTCGCGCGTGGATCCGCACGGGATCTCGCCGGTGTCGAGCTGGGACAAGACCGACGGGCTCGAGGTCTTTTACGATACGCACCTGCCCGATGGCACGTTCGAGCGGCTGACGCGCAACGATGTGTGGTTCATCCCGGGTTTCTCGCGCGACGGCCTGGTCGGTATCGATCGGCTGAAGCTGCTGCAAGACACGCTGCAGGCAGCCGCGGCGACGTCGGCCTTCGCCGCGCGCTTCTGGGAGAACAACGCGCAGCCGTCGACGATCCTGACCTCCAAGTCGAAGATGGAGGCGGCGGACAAGACCAAGCTCAAGACCGACTGGCAGAGTCGCTTCTCCGGACCGAAGAACGCCGGCGCCGTCGCCGTGCTCGATCAGGAGATGGACGCCAAGTTCCTCGCGCATGACAACGCGAAGAGCCAGTATGTCGAGGTCCGCGGCTTCTACGTCGTCGAAATCGCGCGCGCGTTCGGCGTGCCCCCGCATGTCGTGTTCGAGCTGAGCCGCGCGACATTTTCGAACATCGAGCAGCAAAGCCTCGAGCTGATCCTGTATTCGATGATGGGCCATTTCGAGCGCGTCGCCGCGGCCGCAACGCACCAGTTCGCCGAGCCCGGTCACTTCTTCGAGTTCCTGCCCGACGCCCTGCTGAAGGGCGATATCAAGAGCCGGTATGAGGCCTATTCGATCGCGATCGATAAGGGCGTGCTCAATCCGGACGAGGTCCGCAGCCTCGAGAACCGCAACAAGCGACCAGGCGGTGATAAGTATCGCGTCGGCTCCGGCTCGCAGATCGAGGGCGAGCAGGCGTCAGCGCCGGGCAAGTTGCCGCCCCCCCCAAACAGTGAGGACCAGTAATGAACGACCGTATCCTAGCGGCCATTCGGTCCGTGCCCTGGGCGATCATGCCCGGTTACCTCGAGGCGATCGAGGCGATGGCGATCCGCGCGCTCGACCATCCGGCTGTCCAGGCGGTCGCCGAGGACGGTCACGTCGAGCGGCACTTCGAGGCGATCGCGCAAATGGGCGAACGCGCGGCCGGCACGCGATCGGCAGCGATCCGCGACGGCGTCGGCGCGCTGCCGATCTTCGGCCCGATCCTGCCGCGCGCAGCGATGATGAACCCGTCGGGTGGCGGTGCGGTCGCGCTCGATCTGCTCGCAGCCGACTTCCGCGTCCTTCAGGCCGACACGGCCGTCCGCAAGATCCTGCTCGTGGTCGACAGCCCGGGCGGTGTTACCACCGACATCGCGCAGTTCGCGCGCATGGTCGCGCAGTCGCCCAAGCCGGTCTTCGCGCACGTCACCGGCATGGGTTGCTCCGCCGCCTACTGGATCATCAGCCAGGCCAACCAGATCTCGATCGACGCGACCGCGATGGTCGGCTCGATCGGCGTCATGATGGGCGGCAGCGTCCAGGAGAACCCCGACCAGGCCGGCCGGCGCGATATCGCGATCGTCAGCAAGAACGCGCCGAACAAGCGCCCCGATCTCACCACCGAGGAGGGGCGCGCGGTGATCAGCGGGACGGTCGACGCGCTCGAGGACGTGTTCATCGCGGCAGTCGCGCGCGGCCGCGGTGTCACCGAGGCGGTTGTCCGCAGCGATTTCGGCCAGGGCGGCGTGCTCGCCGGCGGTCCGGCGGTGAAAGCTGGCATGGCTGACCGCGTCGAGGCTGACGGCCTGGACGGCGCGATCCGCCGCCTTTCGACCCGCACTTCCTCCACCCGGCGCACGGCCGCGGAGAACAACCTGAAGCTTGCGCACGCCCGCGCCGGCCTCTGAAACCCCAGGAGACCTACCTATGCGCATCACCGCGCTCAAGACGAGCCTTGCCGGCGTTCTCGCGGCAGCCGAGCTGATCATGACCACCGCGACCGCCGATGGCGATCGCGACCTCTCGGCCGAAGAACAGGTTGAATTCGATGCCAAGATGACCGAGGCGGCCGGCCTGCAGACGAAGATCGGCCGCGAAGAGCAGGTCCTCAAGCTGAAGGCGTCGACCGCCGCGCCGATCGTCGTCGGCACGCCCGCCGGCGGTCCTGGTACGGTACCGGCAACGCCTGCCGCGCAGCTCCCCGCGGGCACGATGTTCACGCGCATCACCATGTCGCTCGCAGCCTGCAACATGGACCAGCGCGCCGCGGCCGACCACGCCGAGCAGCTCTGGGGGACCGAGACCGGCCAGATCGTCGCCAACCAGGAGCAGTCGACCAATGTGAAGGGCGGCTTCCTGGTCAACACCGCCTACAGCGCCGACTTCATCGACCTGCTGCGCCCCCGCGTCGTCGTCCGCCGCCTCGGCGCGCGCTCGATCCCGATGCCCGAGGGCAACCTCAGCATGCGCAAAAAGACGCAGGGCACGACCGCGGGCTATGTCGGCGAACGTCAGCCGGCGCCGACGACCGACGTGCAGGTCGGCATGATGTCGATGTCGGCAAAGACGCTCCGCGCGCTTGTGCCGATCACCAACCAGCTGATCCGCCGCGCCTCGATCGGCGTGGTGCAGATGGTGCGCGACGATCTGCTCGAGGGCGTGGCGGTCAAGGAAGACGCCGTGTTCATCCGCAACACCGGCGACACGCTCACGCCGAACGGCCTGGCCGCACTGATGCCCGCGGGCAACAAGATCGCGATCACCGCCGGCGGGACGCTGGAGTCGGTCACCAACGACCTGATGAAGGTTCGTCTGCGGGTCATCAACGCCAACGTGCCGATGATCAGCTGCGGCTGGATCATGAGCCCGCGCTCGAAGATGTTCCTCGAGACGCTGCGCGACGGCAACGGAAACCTGGCGTTCCCCGAGGTCGGCGCGAGCGGTACGCTGTACGGCTATCCGATCGGCATGACGACGTCGGTGCCGGACAATCTCGGCGCAGGCGGCAACGAGTCGGAGATCTACTTCGGCGACTTCTCGCAGCTGCTGATCGGCGACACCGAGGCGGTGACGATCGCGAGCTCGGACACCGCGGCATACGACGATGCCGGCACGATCCGCTCGGCGTTCTCGAACGACGAGACCGTGGTTCGCCTCATCGCCGAGCACGACACTGGTACCCGGTACGCAGCCGCGTTCTCGATGCTCACCGGCGTCACCTGGGGCGGCTGATCCGCTCGCCGCCTGACCGCCACCAACGACAACCAACCTCACCTCGGGCGGCTTCGGCCGCCCGAGGTGCATCTGGAGACTGAGCATGACCGTCAAATTCAACCATTCGCACTCCGTCGGCGCGCACTACAACAAGGGCGACGTCGCGACGTTCGAACCCGAGGTCGAGAAGGACCTGATCGAGCGCAAGATCGCCGACAAGCACACGTCGGCGAAGACCGCAGATAAGCCGGCGGCCTAAGCGATGGTCGACGTGGCGGCGATCGATGGCGGCGTGCTGACGATCGCCGCTGCGCGCAACTTCCTGCGCGTTGGTACCAGCGTCGACGCGCAGGTCCTCGAGCTGCTGCCGGCAGCGCAGGGACGCATCGAGAGCTTTCTCGGCCGCAACGAGCTGGTCGGTGCGACCGGCTGGCCCACGGCCGACCAGGTGCCGGCGATCGTCGTGCATTGCGTAAAGCTGGCGCTGTCGGACCTGTACGTGAATCGTGAAGGGCCGCAGCTGACCGACGACCAGCTCCGCCCGATCATCGGCCGGTACATGGCGGTGTCGGTCGCATGATCGTCGTTCGCCCGGGCGAGCTTGAGCACTTCGTGCGGCTCGAGCGCCGGATCGAGAGCACCGACTTCGGCAGTGCCGGCAGCGAAACCTGGCAGCTGGTCGACGAGATCTGGATCGGTATCCGCGATTCACTGCCGAGCCGCGGCGAGCGGACCGAGGGCGGCTTCACGACGTCGACGCGGCCGGCGCGGGTGCGCATGTATTGGCGCGACGACGTCGAGACCGGCATGCGCCTGGTCGAAGGCAGTCGGATCATGCAAATCGTGTCGGGCCCGGCCGAGCTTGGGCGCCGCGGCGGCCTCGAGCTGATGGTCGAGGATTACAACCCGGGCACGGTTCCCGCCTGATGCCGACGGTACGCGGCGGTGCAGCAGTCCGGCGCTACATAGCGCAGCTGCCGTCCGAGCTGGAAAGGAAGGTCCTGCGCGGTGCCGCGCGCGCCGGCGGCCGGATCATCCTCGACGACGCGAAGGACCGGTCGATCTCGTCGGACGTCGACGAGGCGCTGGTGATGCGCACCAAGGCGGAAGCCGGCCGCATCACGGTCAAGATCACGGTCCGCAAGGGCTGGGGCCGCGCGATTGCCAACTGGCTCGAATACGGCACCGACGCGCATTTCATCTCGATCGCGAAGGACGAGCGCGGCGGGAAGAGCGTTGCCCGGATCAACGCGACGACCAAGCGGTCGATGATCATCGGCGGACAGTTCGTCGGCGAAACCGTCTTTCATCCCGGCGCGCGGCCGCATCCGTTCCTGCGCCCCGCGCTCGACATCAAGGGCGCCGAGGCGATCGCCGCGGCGCAGAGCTTCATCAACGCGCACGTCACCCGCTCGGGGATCGTCGCCAGCGCCGAACCCGAGGGCAATGACGAATGACCGGTGTCGATATCATTGGGGCGCTGCTGATCGACGATCGCGCGGTTACGGCCATCGCGCCGGCGGTGCGGATCAAGGCGGGCGCGCTGCCCGACAATGTCGCGTTGCCGGCCTTCCTCGTTCGACTGGTCAGCAGCGTCGAGACCCAGCCGCTCAAGCGCCGCGGCACCATCCGGACCGTCGACCGGGTATCCGTCACGGTCCGCGCCGCAACCTATGCAGAGCAGACCGCCGCGATCCGCGTGATCCGCAGTGCGTGCGCGAGCCGCACCGGCGACATCGCCGGCGCGACCAATGCCTCGATCCTGACCGCCGGTACCGGCCCCGATGCGCGCGGCCCCGGCAACAGCTTCGAACAGACCCAAGATTTCCGCGTCAGCTTCGACGCTCCCGCCTGAAAGGAGACCACCATGTCCGACACCAAGACCAAGCGCGCCAAGATCGTTCGCGATTTCAATGACGCCGGCACCGAAACGCAGTTCACCGCCGGCGCGACCGTCGAGATGACCGAGGGCGCTTTCGCAAACTATCTCGCAGCCGGCCTGGTCGAGGCGGTTGCCGATGAGCCCGTTGCGCCCGCTGCGCCCGCTGCGCCCGCCGGCCGCAAGGCCAGCTAACTCGCCAGCCCGCTCAAGCGGGTTGTTTCAGCCGGCAGCGCCGGCACCCAGCACCAGGAGATCAACATGGGTTCCAACACCGCAGTAGGTTCGTCGCTTGCCATCTCGGCCGCGACGCCTGCTACCCCCGACGCGGCCGGCTATGGCGCGCTGACGTTCATCGAGGTCGGCCAGGTCGAGAAGATCGGCGCGATCGGCGCGAGCTTCGCCAAGGTCGAATTCCAGCCGCTCAAGGGCGCAAAGCAGAAGTATAAGGGCTCGGCCGATTACGGCGCGCTGCAGCCCTCCTATGCGATCGATCCGGCCGATGCCGGCCAGACGCTGCTGCAGACGTCGGCCGACGACGAGACGCAGAAGCTCTACTCGTTCAAGGTCACCTATCAGGATGGGTCGAAGCGCTTCTTCCAGGGCCGCAACTTCGGCGCACCTGAGACGACCGACAGCGCCGACTCGATGCTGACCTGTGCCCCGACGGTCGAGATCTGCACCAAGATCGTCCGCGTCCCCGCCGCCTGATCCTCTTTCCGGTGCCGGCGTTCCCGGCACCTGATCCCCCCTCCCGGCGCCCGCGACGCCGGCTCTCCCTTATGCATCGGCCTGCCTCGCTATCGCGGGTGCGGGGCGGGTCGGTGCACCATCCTCCCGCGAAGGATCCAACATGACCAAGCTTCTGAACATCGCCTCGCTCGCCGTTGCCGCGACCGCCCCCCTTCACATCAAGAACGCTGCCGGCGAGCTGCTGTACGCTGATGCCGAGCGCACGCTGCCCGTCCGCATCCACCTGCATGGCCCTGGCAGCCAGGTCGCCGGCGTCGTCGAAGCCCGCCAGTCGTCCCGCGCGCTCAAGCGCATGCAGGACAATGACGGCAAGATCACCGCGGCATCGCGCGAGGAGCGTATCGCCGAGACGTCCGAGGATCTCGCCGCGCTGACCGCGTCGTTCGAGAATTTCGAATATCCCGCCGACGTCACCGGCGAAGCGCTGTTCCGCGCCCTGTACGCCGACCAGTCGCTCGGCTTCGTCACCAAGCAGGTGATGAAGTTCTTCGGTGATTGGGGAAACTTCAGCGCCGCCTCGAAGGCGGCCTAACCCTCTACGTCCGGCAAATGGCGTGGCTGCATGCCACGCCCAAGCCGGACGAACGAAGCCGGCGGGGCAAGGCTGAATCGGATGCCCCCCGGCATAGCCGGATCGATACGCTCAAACGCAAGAAGATCGATCCGCAGATGCCGCCCAACCCGGCGCCGCACATCACCACCTGGCTGATCGAGATCGGCCTGAGTGAGGCGGCGGGAATGGGCGCCGCGCCGCTCAGCTCGCGCGAGATCGCAGCGTGGCAGGACAACACCTGCATACGGCTCGAGCCATGGGTCGCGCGGCTGCTGCGCAAGCTGTCGGCCGCGTACCTCGCCGAAGGACGGCGGGCCGAAGCGGAAACCTGCCCGCCGCCATGGCGGGCGCCAGTGACCCAGCGCGAGCTCGAGGTCGCCGAAGCCGAGCTGCGCAACGTGCTCGGCTGATCGGGGAGGAATATGCCCATGGACGATTCCTCCCCGGCACTCGAAGTCGGCTTCATCCTCAACACCGAGGGTGCATTCGCCGAGATGCTGCGCTTTTCGCAGATGTTCGACGACAAGACGGCCGATTTCGTCCGCCAGGCGGCGCAGATCGAGCAGGCCGCCGGTGGGATCCGCCTGAACGGCGCGACCGCCCATGTGCAGACCTTCGGCAATGCGGTCTCGCGCGAGATGCAGACCGCACGCATGGCCATGGCAGGCGTCGAGAAGGCCGGAGAGCGCATGGTCGCGCAGCTCGAGCGGCAGAACAGCACGTTCGGCAAAACCCGCGAAGAGATCCGCGGGATGAATGCCGAGTTCAGGGCGACTGCCGCGGAGCAGCAGGGCCTGACCGAGCTTGCGCAGCGGATCCGCGCGGAAGAGTCGGCGCTGTACGATAAGGAATTCACGGCCGCACGTCGTGCCGCCCAGGGGGCGGAAGCTGCGGCCGAGGCAAAGTTCGACGCCGCAAACAAAGCTGCTCGCGCGGCCGAGATGGAAGCGCAGGCGCTCCGCGAGGCCGACTACGCCTATCAGCTGTTCGAATCCCATCGGCGCCAGGGCTTGGCGGCATGGAAAGAGGTCGAGGCGGCGCAGGCACGCGTTGCGGCCGAGGCCGCGGTCAACGCCCAGCTGCTTGAGCAGTCGCGCCTTCAGGCGGCTCTAGACCGTACCAGCGGCGCCGATCGGCCGCGCGCAACCGATGCCGGCGCGTCCTTCAGCGCGCTGTCGGCGAAGTTTGCCGAGGACGAGGCGCGCGCCGCGCGTACCGCCGCGGCCGAGATCAAGATGCTGGCCGACGAGCATGCCCGCCTGGCGGCATTGGTGCGCGGCTCGCACGATGCGCAGGTCGCTGACGCGGCCGCGGCCGAACAGCTGCGGATGGCGACGGATCCGCTGTACGCCGCGACCAAGCGGCTCAATGCCGAGATCGCCGAATCGACGCGGCTCTATCATGCCGGCGCCACCGCACCTGCCGAATATGCCCGCCAGCAGGACGTCCTGACCGGCCGGCTGCGCCAGTCCGCGCAGGCGCATGAGGAGATGGACCGGGTCGCCAAAAAGGGGAAGGGCACGCTGACTCAGCTGTCATTCCAGCTCAACGACGTCGCGACGATGGCCGCCATGGGCGCGCCGCCCTTCCAGATCTTCGCCAGCCAGGCGGGGCAGATCTTCCAGGTCGCGCAGATGGCCGAGGGTGGCTTGAAGGGCTTTGCGGCCGAGATGGGCGGGCTCGCCATCGCGTTCCTGCCCGCGATCGCGGCCGCCTCGGTCGCCGGCGTCGCACTGTACCGCTGGCACGAGCAGATCAACGACGATGCCGGCATGAAGAAATTCGCCGAGGGCCTCGGGCTGACGCACAAGGAAATGAAGAAGCTCGGCGATGTTTCGGTGACCACCGGCGACATGGTCAAGGGAGTGTGGAAGACGATCTCGGATGGCCTGGATCTAGGCGGATCGGGCAAGTCGCTCATGGACTATCTGTTCTCGCCGAACGATGCGCAGCAGGTCCAGGGCTTCCTCGCGTCGATCTACGGCACGTTCACCGGCACCTATGCCGCGATCGTCGAGCTGTGGAGCAGCATATCGACGTCGGTGACGGCCTACGTGTCGGCCGCGGCGAACGCCGTCGCGCAGTTCTTCGCGCCGGTCGTGGCGGCCGCGCAATGGGCCGGCAACGGCATCGCCCAGATCTTCAGCGCGATTTACAACCGCGTGTCGGGCTGGCTGAAGTCGATCGGTGGCGCGATCAGCGATTTCGCCGGCCCGATCCTGAAGGCGATGGGCCAGAGCGACGCGGCGGTCGCGGTCACCAGTGCCGGCAACAGCCTCGGCAAGGCGTTCGGCAAGGGGTACGCGCAGGGGTCCGGATCCTTCATCAAGGGGACGAACAACTTCGTCGCCTCGTCGGCCGCGAACGCGATCGCCATCGCGCAGGCGAAGGCGGTCAAGAAGGCCAACGATATCAAGGCGGACCGGACGCCGAAGAAGACGCCGGTCGACAAGCACGCTGAATCGCTTGTGCGTGATGCCGAGGCGGTCGAGGCGCAGATCCGCAACCTGTATAAGCTGGCGGACGCCTATGGCGTATCCGGCGCCGCGGCTCTGATCGCCGAGGCGCGCGTAAAGGCCGAGAGCAAGGCCATCAAACAGCAGGCCGATATCGAGGCGTCGGTGGATCGCCAGGTGCGCCTCGCGATCGCGCAGCGCGTATCGGACTCGGCGAAGTCGACCGCCGGCGCGCGCGAGCAGGCGGCTGCACAGGCTGCGGTCAACGCGCAGGTCGCGGCCGGCCTGGTGCCCGCGGCGCGCGCGGCCGACCTGGTGAAAGACCAGATCGCCGACCTGCCGCTGCTCGCCGCGATCGAGGCGGCGCGCACGCGCGGGCTGACCACCGAGGCGGACCGCGCGACCAAGGCGCTGGCCGACCAGCGCACCGCGCGCGCGGCGCTGACCAAGGCGGAACGCGATGGACAGTACAACACCGATATGGCGACCGGCGGCGATCGCCTGGCCGAGCTGCGCGAGGAGCAGCGGCTGATCGGCGCGACCGATGCCGTGCGCGTCCGTGCGCTGGCGACGCTGAAGGCGACGCAGGAAGCGACGGCCAAGAACCTCGATCCGACCCAGGCGGCCGCGTACATCGGCCGCCAGGTCGAGGTCGCGGATCTCGCCGAGACCAACCGGGTGGCGCAGGACGCGTGGAACGCATCGCTGACCGCGACGGCCGACCTGTTTGATACGATCGACCAGACCGCGCAGAGCGCTGCCCAGGGCATGGCAGACGCCTTCGGCAGCGTCGGCTCGGCGATTGGCGACGCGCTCACCGTGATGACCGGCTATTATGCCGACCAGGCGAAGCTGCAGGAAGCGCACGAGGCAGCAATCCGCGCGGCCGGTAAGGATCAGCAGCGGATCGATCGCGAGAACCGGCTGTATTCGCTCCGGTCGTCGTCGCAGCAGATCGGCGCGTTCGGCGATATGGCCGCGGCTGCGAAGGGCTTCTTCAAGGAAGGGTCGCAGGGCTATAAAACCCTCGAGACCGCCGAGAAGGCTTTCCGCTTGGTGCAGTTCGCGCTGTCGGTCCGCGCGATCGCGCAGGATGCGATCGAGACCGGTACCAAGATCGCCAACAGCGTCGCGCGCATCGCGGTCGGTGCGACCGAGGCGGTCGTCAATGCCATCAAGAGCCTGCCGTTCCCGCTCAACATCGCTGCCGGCGCCGCGACCGTCGCCGCGCTGGCGTCGATCGGCGTGTCGATCGCGG